AACGTAGTTTTGTGAATTTGAGCAGAAATTTGGTTAACTTTAGTAACTAAAGTTTGGTTCCAGTCTTTTTGAGTGTAACCTTGTAAAGTTGAGTTTCCAGATCCACCGTATTTCCATTCATTGTAATCCCACTTAGCCTTCCATGCTGCACCTTTACGTAAATCACGTAAGATTTCACGGTCAACTTCAGCTGCGATTTGCTCAGATAATAAAGCTGTTAATTCAGCTTCAGCATCGATGTTGTGGAATGCACTAACGTCTTGAGCCAATTCAGGAGACCAGCTTGCTCTTAATTTTCTTTCAGTTACAGAAACTGTTACTGATTCTAAATCGAAAGATACTTCACCAATTTGATCTTCAAATTCTAAAGTATCGTATTGACGATAAGTAGCTGTGAAGTCATTACCCGCTAATGTAGAACCTGTGATTACTGCATTTGCAAAACCTGAAGTTGCAGAATAAGATTGTAAATCAACACTTAAGTAGATTGTACCATCTTCATCACAAATATCACTGAATAAGTTACCGTTTGTACCTGCAGATTTTTGTCCGTAAGCTACAATACCCTTACCATATTTTTGTGTTACAACGTTGAAAGGTAAGTAAGTAGAACCACTTAACACTTCAGCACGAGGTGCTGTAATTGTTAATGAAGCTAAGAACTCTTCTGTATCCATTTCATTACCGTCTGGACCAGCTAATTTACCTTGACCTAATTTAGAGAAACCTGTTAACTTTAAGATTACAGACTCTAAACTTGTACCAGTTGCAACTGTTACTGGAGAACTTTCAACACCATTTGTAAAAGTTACAATAGATGTACCTGTTAAAACTACATCACTGTAAGCACCTTTTGAATAATCAAAAAGACCTTCACTTGAAGCGTCACTACCTTCGTAGAAACGATCGTAAAGATTCTTAGCACCTGTGTTGTAACCATCAGTTGTAGCACCTGTACTTGGATATCCATAAGGAGAATAGTGGTTACCACCGTTTCTTTCTTGGATTTTAGGTACGAAGAAGAACAATTTACCAATTGGTAAGTTCATTGCTTGTACTGATACGATGTCATTCGCTAATAATTTAGAGAATACACGACGGATAATAGGGAAAACTACAGTTTCAAAAGAACCTGAAGAATCTGCTACTGCCGCTTCGTTAATCAAATATGACGCTTGGTTTTCATACAATTGCGCGATATTATCTTTTTGGTGACCTTCTAAGTTTTCTAAGAAACCTAATTCGTCCCATTTTTTAATGGTATCTTCCTTGATAACACGTAAATGTTTTAATCCGATGTTACCAACCATACCTGATTCTAATAATGCTCCCATTTTTAAAATATTTTGTTTTTTTAGTTTATTTTATTTTTGTCATCAAATCTTTCATTCTTTTGAACTGTGGATTTTCGTAAGCTTTTGACTCAGCTAAAACCTCAGTAGAAGTAGATGTTGATGGCGTGTTAGTGATTTTTTCAACTACTGATTCGGTTACAGTTGTTTTAGTACCTAATTCAGTTTTTATTGTGTTGAATAAAGTTTTAGCTTCATTCATAGAAGAAATAGAATCAAATCTCTTTAAAATATTCAATTTCTCTTGTTTTGTTGTAGAATGTTCAGTGAATAAACGAGTAGCGTAAGCTAAGTTTGCGTTGAAAACAGCAACTTCATTAAGCTTGTCTTTGAAAAGAATTAAAGCTTTCTTGTATTCAGAATTTTGTTTCTTCAACTTTTCAACTTCTTCGTTCATTTCATGACGACCTGCTTTATATTTTTTACCTTGGTCAGCTGGCTTTCTAACATCGTTACCCAATGTTCTTGCCGCTTCACCAACTTCAACTTCTTTAACTTTACCTTCAGAAGCTTCCACTTCTTTAGATTCGTCTTCTTCTTTAACTTCTTCTTCTTCTTCTTCTTCTTCTTCCTCACCTAACTCAATTTCATATAAGGTTTCATCCATTTCTGTATCGTCAGAAGTTTCGTCACCAAAATCTGTGTCCATTTCAGAACCCATATCAGTATCCATTTCTGAATCAACATCAGGAGTTTCCTCACTATCAAGTTTGATGATATATTCATCTTGACCGTCAGCAAATTCAACATTATTACCATCTTTCTTAACTACAATACCATCTTCTGGTTTCATAGCTTTGAAAACTTTAAGAACCTCATCATCTGAAGCTCCTGTCATGTCCATAACGTCTTCATCGTCAATTGCTTCTTCAGCTGCAGGTTCAGTACCTAAATCATCCATAGATGTGTCGGTATCTTCACCAGCTTCAGAATCTAAATCTTCGATTTCTTTACTTGGTTCATTATCGAGGTCTGTGTCAGCATCTTCAACATCAGTGTCAGCATCTTCACCATCGGTGTCAGCTTCATCATCTGTTGTTACATCATCTTCCTCTTCGTCAGGTTTAGTTTCGTCTTCAGGTTGTTCACCCATTGGATCTAACTTCTCCTCTTCTTCTAACGATTCTTTAAGCAAGTCGCTTAGTTCTTGTTTCATTGTCGAAGCAAGTATACCTTTTGCATTTTGCTTAACAGCTTCTTCAAGATTTTGCACTTGAAGTAACGCTTGTTCTAAAATAGATTTTTCGCTCATTTGTAAAATTTATTGTTTTATTACCTTATAAATACTTGGAAATTTGGAAAAATTGACTATTTCAATATTCCCATCCCTAATTAATTAATTATTTAGATAGAAATGTATCTAATCTACCCATTAGTTTTTTCATTCTGTCTTCAACTACTGGTTTTTCAATTGTTGATTCTTGGTATTGGTCTCTTTCAGATGGGTCACTGAAAACATATGCACCAGGTGTAGACGGAGATGAAACTAAATCAAAACAAACCAATTCAAAGTCGTCTTGTACAATGTTCTCACCTTTAACTTGTTTAAGTGAACCTACACCACGAGAAGATATACCTAAAGTTGCTCCGTTCATTAATAACATAGCAGCTTGGTCTCCTTTGGTAGAAACAATACCCATCTTCTTCCAACCTGGAGAAGTGAATAATTTAATTTTACCCATAAGAATTTTACCATCCCACCATGTTTCAAGAATTGAATGTGATATTCTATCTAAATCGATAAGTGAAGATGTTGGGTGATTTAATTCATTTAAAGCTCCACCCTTTTTAATAATTGTTTGGTATTTTTCGTTTTCTCTCTTAAGTAACATCTCAGGATAAATCCTTCCGTTCTTATTTGGAGTGTCGTATTTTTGTAAAACAGCATAAAGAATCATGTCCTGTGAGAAGTCCATGTTCTTCATTTCTGAAATTATTTTTTTATTTTCTTCTGGAGATACGTGACCAGCATCGTATTCAATTAATAATCCTTTGCCGGTTTCCTTTGGTCCTAATACCTTCATTTATAGTTTTTATTACTATAAATACATCAATATCTAACTTATTTCTTTGTTTTGTAAAAATTGAATAGTTTTTTATCAGATAACCCTTCATCAATGATATGTTCGAATAAATCATTAATGATTAATTTAACGTCTTTTGATTTAATGTCAAATTGATTACTAACATATAATGTCACTTCTAAATTCATAAAGGACCTCTTTTCTAACTTAATTCCTTTAGTTCTAACATCTAAATCGACGATTGATTGTTCTTTAAAATACGGACTTTTTAAGTTGTATATTATTTCTTTAACCTTTCTTCTTGATTTTCCAATCAAATAATTAAAGTCATCCGTTTCGTTTTCGGGTTGTAACCACGAATTTAATTTAAGATATATGGTTTTCAGATTTTTAAAATCTACGGTACCATAACCGATTTTTACTTCATTGTATGTTCCCAATGGAATATACTTACCAATTTTCATTATAATTTCATATTATTTTTATTTTATGGTGTTTTATAAAAAATAAATAAAATATTTGATTATTCCAAAAATACTTTCATATATTTGTAATATATTTATTTATATATGATTATAATTGATTTACAAAAAGAGAAAAGTATTGAAACTGCTTTAAGAACTTACAAACAAAAAGTTCAAAAAACAAAACAAGTTCAAAAATTAAGAGAAAGACAGGAGTTTGTAAAACCCTCTGTTAAAAAAAGAACTGAAAAATTGAAAGCGATTTATGTACAACAAAAAAGAAATGGACTTAACTAAGTCCATTTTTTAATTCTGTTAATCTGTAATAATTATATCTCGACGGAGACATCTGAGTTACCTCATCCTTTACCGCTTTTAATTTAGTGGATAAATCCGTATCATTTGATTCACTCAAAAGTGTAGATACTTGATTAATTATTGATTCTTGCAATTCATTACTTTTAGTAATTAAATCATCATATGAAATTGATAAAATATTTTTTAATTCTTCTTTTTGTGATTCAGATAATGTATTAGAATATAAAACATTGAAATTATTTGCTAACACAGCATTTAATAATGTTTCATTAGGAACTAAAGTAGTTTCTTTTGATTCGGTAATTTCTTTTTTAGTTGTTAAATGTTCAACTAATTTCTTTTTAGCAATGACTTTCTTTTCAATATTTGATAATGAATCTTTTTCAGATAACATATCTAAAGACTCGTACAATTCGTTAGTGTTAATTTTAACATCACCTAATTTATTATCCAAAGATTCACAAAACGTATTTAGAATACCCCAATTTCCTATTGGTTGACTGAAGTATGTACTTAATCCCTCAACATATAATTTGGCGGTCTCTTTATCTGAAATAGTTTTACTTTCAATTTCATCATAAAACAAATACATTTCTTTGAAATCTTTGTTTTCTTTGATTGTTGTTAAAATATCTTTAATCTCTGCTTTGTTTTCATTAGCATAAGATTCTGTTAATTTAGTTAATAATTTACTTTTTATTATTCCGAATTTATTCATTTTTAGTCATTTAAAATATCCTTCAATTTATTCTCTATCTCATAAATATTCTGTTGTGCACGTTTCATATCAAATAACGCACTAAAATCTTCTTTCTCTTCACCTAACATACCTAATATCTTAGATTTTTTTGATTTAGATTCACTTAATGGTGGTTCTCCACCTCCACCTGACGGTGCAGCTGCAGGTTCAGATGATGCACCACCACCCATATCCATACCACCTCCATCAGGATTTTCACCACCTAATGCTCCTGCTGCTTCAAGTTTTTCTCTCTCTTCTTCAGGGATTCCGTATTTAGAATCAACCTCATCGAACACACCTGATCGTTTAATAATATTCTGTGTATTAGTTAATTCAAAACCTATTGCTCTTTCTAAACGTTGTTGTTGTAAATCAAGTACGACTTCACTATCACTAAATCCTAAAATATTCTTCTTTGCCCATGTATGCGACACCGGCAAGATACCAACTTGAGACTGGTCAGAAGTCGCATCTTTGTAAAGTGTTACCTTTTCCTTCCACTGCTCTAGTCTTAACAAATCAGACTGTGCTGATGGGTTAGTTAATGATAAAGTGAAATTATTCAATTCATCTTCCATACCTAAAAGATATAAATGAATTAATGCAACTTTATTTAACTCTTGTATTAATGATTTTTGTATTTTATTAATTGTTCTTGCAAAACGAATATCCATTAATGCAAGATTCTTTCCGTCACCAACTACTTCTTCAAACCCTAAAAATGCTTTAGGAATACGAAGTGCAGCTAACATTTTCTTTTGAATGTATTCAATATCGGCAATTTCACCTAAGTTTTGTGCTCCAGGTAAAGTTTCAATTGGCATTGTTTGAGATGCATCACGAACAGGAACAAAATAATCTTGGTCAACCGCCATTTGATTATATCTCATGTCTACCTGACCGTTACGTGGGTCTGAAATTGGACTACGTTTAAATTTATTGGCAACTTTTTGTACGTAAGATTCAATATCTTTATCGTCCATATTACCAACAAATATTTTAAATACACGTCTTTCAGGTGCTCTTGATGTTCTATAGATTAACATCGCATCTTCAGCAAGTAAAAGTTGTTTCCAAATTCTTCTAATCTTATCTAACATAGAAGTACCATATGGTAACTTTCTATCGTCACCTAATAATCTAAAGTGAGCAACTTCCCAAGCTTGAAATTCTAAATCTTTATTCTTCCATTGGAATCTTAACTCACGTGTTGGAACTTTGATATCATGAGGTCCTGATGTTTTAGCAGACGCACCTTCAATTCTTTCAATCTCAATATTTGGTAATTGTTGAACTCCGATAATTCCTTTTTCAGGGTCAATTTTTAAATAAACGAAATCATCACCATACTTTGACATACCACGAGCCCACATTTGTAAGTTAGTATTGATATCCATTTTTGTATGAAATAAATCTTCAAGTATTGATTTAATCCTATCCGATTCAGAATATATTGTAAGAATTTCACCTTTTTCTGACATTGTAGTTGATTCTTCAGCGTATATGTCTAACGCCGCTGAAACTTCAGGAGTAAACTCCATAGATTCATAATCGTAGTATGCTGCCATTCTATTCGGTTCATAATAAACCGATTGATTGTAGAGAGATTGATCTAATTTTGTCCATTTATCGGCAATATATTGACTCTGTTGAGCCTGTAACATTGCCTTTTCATAATCTTCTCTACTATCCGTTTTTAATAATTCATCTTTGTTGAAATTAAATGATGGTGCCTGATCAGTTTTAACTTGACCCGGAAAACCAAACATTCTTGTTAGTTTCTGAAAGACGGTAGGATTTTGATTTGCCATTCTATATAAATACTTTTCTTTATAATATAAACTAAATATTTGGTATTTGGAACATTATTTACTTCTACCAAATAACCACATATGTTCTTTATATGCGTCTTTAGGTATGTTTGTTGGGTTATCTTTGTGATAAATGTTATTGGTATCCATACCCATAGCCCCTATTTGATCAAAAGATGAACCATAAGAATAATGAGTTTTAGCTGGTTCATAAGTTCTTTCGGACATAACCCAAGAATCTATCATTGCTTTATTTTTAGAATCACTTTTTTGTAATTGACTAAATGAAATGTCACCAGCATATAATGCCATAGACATACTCATAATTGAGTCGTCATGTGCACCTTTCATATGGTCGGGTCTTCCGTTCATATAAACAAACGTATTAAGTTCATTTAATAATCTACTTGACCTAACCAAAAACCCCTTTCTAAGTTGTTCTTCAAATGCTGCAACAATTTGAGTTCTTTTATTATTAAAACTAATTCCAGGTATTTTATCTAATGCCTTTTTATTGTACTCCCATATGTTCTGTGTGTTAATACCATCAATGAATAAATTTTTATAATTCATTTCTTGTAATTTTCTGGATGTTGCAACACCCATACCGCCAGTAATATCAATCACAATAAATGCATCGTATAATATTCCCCATTTGTATGCGATGTTAGCCAAATCGTCGGGAGGTATTTTACCAATATATTCAACAACTTGTTCTCTATCATCAAAATCTATAATATTAATTGATGAAAAATCTTCACTATCACCTCTACTAACGTCCACACCCATAATATAACGATGACCTTCAATTGGTTCTTTCCATTGCCAAAAAGTCCCTTGCATATACTTTTCTTTAGGTACACGAATCATATTCTTTGCGATATTTTCTTGAATATCACCAGGAATTACACCATCTCCCGAACCTAAAAAGTCACATTCCAACTCCTGAGCAATTTTACGTCTATCGTATTTAAATTTCTTAGACATTGATTCAAACCAAGATGAAAATGGTTTATAACCATCTTCTAATAGTTTGTTGTAGTCTTTCATGTCGAAATCGTGTAAAATAACTTCGTCGTCATTATATTGTTCTCTATTCAACATGTAATGACAAATGTCTTTACATTTAACCCAATGTAAATCTTTAGTATAACGAGGGTCTTTAAACCATCTTAAATCTGTGATATGGAAATCATTGATTCCACGTAATGCTTGGTCATAAACACCATAATAGATAGGGTCATAACCATTTGGAGTGGAGATAAGAATAATCTTACCACCTGTTGATAGAGACGCCATAGATGCTGCCCAAAAATCATCTCCCGCTTCAATATACGCCGCTTCATCAAATACAAGTATAGTAGGTGTATAACCACGAAGGGCATCCGCCGATGTTGCAACCGCCTTAACCTCACAACCATTATTTAACTTAAATCTACTTTCAGAGTTTTTATCGGGTGAGAAACCAACGTTAATCCATTCTGGCCATTGATCCAAGAAATGTCTAACCTTATTAGCCATCTCCACTGCCGTATCACGTTTATTCGCAATAAGTAGAACCCTTTCAGGATTATCAGGTTTAGCAAGTTGTAATTTTTTAGATAACCACGCTGCGGTTACTGTTGTAACCCCCGCCTGTCTATACTTTCTTGTAATGTTTTCGTTGTAATCTTCGTAATCCTTAATTAATTGAATTTGGTCTTCAAACAAATCCATAGGAACATACTTCTTCTGTGTATTGTCAAATGTTTGAAGATATGTTCTAAGGGCGTATGGGGTATCTTTAATAATCTTAGCATACTCCATTAATTGTTCTGCTCTGGTATTCATATATGTATAAATACAAAAAAAGGTGGTTATTGTAAACCACCTTTGTATTATTTCGTAGGTCTATCTAAACCTAATTCGTCAAAGAGACTATCATCGTCATCATCTTCGTCATCGTTAGATAAACTAATACCAGGTATTCCTGATATAAAATCTTTTAATTCGTCGTTGTCTGTTTCATCTGAAACATTATTTAAATCCTCATCAAATTCTGCCATTGTTTGTTCGTAATCGTAATTGTTAATATCTTCTTCAATTGCTCTTACTAAAGTTTCCATTAAACGATTTCCATTTTCAGAATTAGAAACAACTTCCTTCATAAACACTAAAAACTCTTTTGCTGGTTTTTTGAAGATATGTTGGAAAACCATTAATTGTATAATTGATTTTGTTTCGTCGGTTAATACATCTTCAGGAAATTTAGACCTAATTCTATCCCAAATTGCAGGTCCTAAACGTAAATCCCACATTTCTTTTTCTAATGTATCTTCACTATCTTCAATTGCGGTAAAATCTTCTTCATTACCTTCTTCATCTCTTTTTCTACCGTGTAACGCTACTAACTCTAATGTTCCTTTAATTAATTCATGTATTAAAACTGGAAAGTTTACCGCTCTTGCTTTAACCGTTGGTGGGTCTGTTTGTCTATCAACATCTTCTCTACCTGCAATCGCACCTGCCTGTCCCATTGATTTCATAGTTTCATCAGGTAATTGCCAATATAATGCGTCATTTACTGACATCATAATACCGTACAATCCAATGATTCTATCATTACCCACAATTTCCCTAACTCTATCTTCAACATAATGATACATATAGTGACCTCTTTTAGACGCACCTTGTATAATTGTATTAATAAATCTTCTTTTCGCCTTCTCTAAATTAAGGTCTTCCAAATTATTAACAATTTCAATTTCATTACCAAAATCCATTTCTTCTTCACCTCCCTCTTCTTCACCACCTTGTTCTTCTTCATCATGACCAAAATCTTCAGGGTTAAATTCACCCATACCGATAATTCTAGCATCATATTGTACTGAACCTTCTGGGATACCTAATTCTTTTTTAACTAAATCTACCGCTAACACTTCCAATTCTCTTCTATGATTTTGTTCAAACGATAAGATTTGATTGTGTGCGCTCATCATTTGTTGCATTAACGGACTCATACCCTGCATACCACTTACTGTTGTATTGGTGCCGGTATATTGTCTCATTTTTTCAACAACTTGTTTATACCTTTCTGAAGCTAAAAGTTCTTGGAAGTTCTTATTAGGTTCATTTCCCGTCTGTGGTAATGGTATTTTTTTCAACGGAGTTTCTCCCGATGACAATTTATCTTGTACCCCTTGGTCGGGTCTATCTTGTGAATCAAAGTCCATCGGCATTTCGTTCAAATTTTCTTTGATTAAAGATAAGAGTTTTTTCTTAGAAATCCTCATGATTACTTAACTTTTTTTTCTTCCGCCATTTTGGCCTTTGGTTTAGGGTTTGTTCCTGGTCCAGGTTGTTTAAAAGGAGTTTTTCTTGGGTCTTCTCTTCTTGTTGGTGTAGGTCTTGTACCTGGTTTTGTTTGTGGTGCTGGTTTTGAAGGTGCCGTTTTTGGTTCAGCGTCAACAATTGCATCATAAGACATAAATTCAGGAATACCGTTGTGTCCCTTTTTAACTTTAGGACCGAATTGGTGTGTCATTGTTTCAGACTCAGTAAGTTTAGTTTGAATAAGTTCCATAATTTCGTTTTTAGATGTAAAGCTATGAAATTCTTTATTCTCTACCAAACCTTTAACCCAATTTTTTATTTCTTTAACATCTACCTTTTTACACTTACATTTAGATTCTACCTTTCCACACTCATCACATTTTTTAATGTTTTTAAGTTGTGGAAAATCTTCTTTAG